TCCTTGGTAATACTTTTGACATCGGAAAACCAACTGATGCAACAGTAGGTGCAGCAAGTTTATCTACAGATTTTTTTGTAAAGAACGCTCAGACATTGACATCGTTGTCAATGGCGGGCTCAACAAACGGAGCGATGGTTGGACCAGTAACAATTAGTGGTACGATCACGATTCCATCAGGGAGTACATTTGTAATTTTATAATGAGTAAGTTAGAAGCAAATACAATTGATACAGTATCAGGAACTACTAATTTAACTATTGGTTCTACTAATTCTTCAACAGTAACATTTGAAAATGGTTCAGCGACAGGGCACATGTATCCAGCTTTTGAAGTCAGGCTATCTAGTAATCAATATGGAGTTGCAAATGCAACACCTACTAAAATTAATTTTAATACAGAAATATTTGATACAGATAGTGCTTATGATAATTCTTCAAATTATAGATTCACTCCACAAAAAGCTGGAAAATATTTGGTATATGGAACACAAAGAATTACAACAACTAATAATGGACAATTAAGAAATGCAATTGTAACAATATATAAAAATGGTTCTGCTTTGGAATCAGGAAGTAGAAGTTCTAATTTTAATTACAATAGTAATGATGGAAAAGCGTCATCTCCATCTGTTACAGCAGTTGTAGATATGAATGGGTCATCAGATTATATTGAATTGTATGGAGAACATAGTTCAAGTGATAGTGCAACATCAAGTTCTGGTTTTAATACTGCATCATCAGTTTTTGGTGCATACAGGATAGGAGCATAATGGCAAACGGAACATTAAAAGTATCGAATATAGAAACGAGCAGTGGATCAGGGACCATTACTATAGGTCAATCTGGGGAGACTATTAGTGTACCATCAGGTGCTACAATAAACTTGTCTAGTGCAACACAGACAGGGGTTGGTGGTGTTAATACTCCAGCTTTTGAAGCTAGATTAAGTAGTGGTCATGCTGTTGCTACTGGTACATGGACAAAAATAAATGTTAATACTGAAGTTTACGACACTGCTGGAACCTATGATAATTCATCGAACTATCGTTGGACTCCTGGTGTGGCTGGAAAGTATGTTATTTATGGACAAGTTGGTTTTGATAGTATGAGTGATCATAAATATTTGTATATGGCTTTATATAAAAATGGCAGCCAACTATGGACAGATGGAACTTCACTTAATCAGACATCTACTTCAGGTACACTTGGAGCTGCAACAAGAGGCACGTGGAGTATAGATTTAGATGCAGATGATTATGTTGAATTATATGGTTATCACAATAATGGAAATAACAGAGACGCGTCAACTGGATGGTGTTATTTTGGTGGTTACAAAATTATAGAATAGGAAATTATGACAAGTATATTAAAAGCAGACACGATACAGGACACAGACGGTAATAACATTATTAACGAAAGTGGTAACACGATTACTATCGGTGCATCTGGTGACACGATCAGTATTCCATCTGGTGCGACGTTTAACATAAATGGAACAGCGGGAACTGGGATTGGAACTAACACTCCAGCTTTTAAAGCAGTTAATACTGGAGCTGTTACAATAGCACATGATACTAATACTAAACTTGCTATTACAAATGAAATTTATGATGTTGGAAGTGGATATGATGCTTCAAATTCAAAATTTGTAGTTCCTAGTGGAGAAGCTGGTACTTATTATTTTGAAGCTGGTCTTACAATGGATAATTTAACAAATCCTCTTTATGCAAGATTATATAAAAATGGATCTCAATTACAAAAATTTGTAACAAGTAGTTTTTCAGCAGTAGTTTCAGTTTATGATGTTGCATCAGTAAGTGATTATTATGAATTTTATGTATATCAAGCATCTGGTGGTGGTGTTGCAACAAATGGTGCTGGTTATACTCATTTTAGCGGAATAAAAATTATAACTTAGGATAAATTATGGCATTAACAAGAATAGGACTAAATCAATCAATAAACTTAGCAAGCAATGTTACAGGAACATTGCCAGCGGCTAATGGTGGTACAGGTGCAACTAGTTTTGCACCAGGAAAGATTTTACAAATTGTTAGCTCTGAAAATCATTATTCACATTCTACAACATCAACTTCTATGGTAGATATTGAATCTGCTAGTAGCACTGCTTGGGAAACTACCATCACTCCAAGTGCAACATCTTCAAAAATTATTATTATGGCTAATCTTTTAATGACTATGGAACAAAATGGTAATGCAAACAATAGAGGAGAAATAAGCACTAATATAAAAATTGGTTCTGGAAGTTATAGTAATTTACAGCAAGGTATGGTTGGTAATTATGATTATGGTGGAAGTGGGTGTCAAAGTAGGCAAAGAGTACAAATGCAATTTATAACATCTCCATCATCAACAGATGCTTGTAAAGTAAAATTTCAAATGAAAGGCACGACTGGAACAAGTATGAATTTTAATGATAATAATGCAATACTAGACAGTACATGTATTTTATATGAGGTAGCTGGATAATGACAAATAGAGAAATAATTAGAGCAATATTAAAAATAAATCCTAATGCAGAAGTAAATGTTGGCAATAATAGTTTGGATGAAATTACTTGGTTAAATGGAACAACACCTATTCCTAAAGCTGACATAGAAGCTAAGATGGCAGAGTTACCTACAGAGGAGGAAGAAGCTACTCAAACAGAAACAGATAAATCATCCGGTAAACAAAAACTCAAAGATCTAGGATTAACTGACGCTGAGATAAAAGCACTGACAGGAGCATAATAAATGCTCGGTCATAGTTCCATATCCGCTACACCGATAGCTACATCATTATTTGATCCAAATGTATCAATAAACGTTTCAGGTAATGCGCTTACGATATCTGTTGGAGCGGCTACAGCTTTAGCCGGTTCAGTGTTTGAAGTAACTGGTAATGCTCTTACAATCAACACTGGATCTGTTACTATTGAAGCAGATGCTATTATTAACCCTGGTGGAATAGCATTTACCCTAGGTGCTGGAACCGTTACAATTGAAGCTTCTGCTGTAACATCTGTAACCGGAAATGCGTTGACGATGGCCACAGGGTCTGTTAGTATCATCGCTGAAGCAAATGTAACGCCAGATGCAACACCTTTGACAATAACTGTCAATGATGCTACGGCAATAACATGGAGTGAAATTGATCCAGGTGTAAGTAATACTTGGACAGAAATAAAACCTTATTAATATGGCATCAACTTTTTCAACAAACTCAAAACTAGAACTAGTCACTACAGGTGAAAAGGCAGGTCTTTGGGGAACTATTACCAATACAAATCTACAGATATTAGAGCAATTATCTACGGGTTATTTATCATCAGCACAACTAGCTTCTGGTGATTTAACACTAACCTTGGACCAAGGAGCAACGTCCAATGGTAAAAATATCTATATTAAATTAACAGGCACACTAGGTGCAAACAGAAGTATAACCATACCAGATAGCTCTGAAAGAGTTATCATATTTGAAGATGCAACAACTAGAGGATCTTCAGCTTTATATACAATCACAGTAAAAACTGTATCTGGATCAGGAGTCGTATTACCGATAGGATCTACATCTTTAGTATATTCTGATGGTACAAATGTTAATCTTGGTATTCGTAACAAAGGTTATGTAACATTAGATTCAGGAACTATCACAGCATACACGTCTACAGATGGTGACCAGATCTTTGCTAACACTACATCAAACCCTATCACAGTAACATTACCAGCATCTCCAAGCGTTGGACAAGAGATTGTAATTATAGATGCTAGAGGTACTTTTGGATCTAACAATCTTACAGTTGCAAGAAACAGCTCAAACATAAACTCTTCTGCATCGAATCTTACTTTAAGCACAAATGGTCAAGCTGTAACTTTAGTGTTTATAGACTCAACAAGAGGCTGGTCATTCAAGACAAACACGGCGTAAGGAGCACGGACCATGGCCCTTATTGATTTTAAATTCAAACCAGGAATCGACAAACAAAGCACAGAAGCTGGTGCAGAGCAACGTTGGGTTGATTCTGATAATGTTAGATTTAGATATGGCCTACCAGAAAAAGTTGGTGGTTGGTCTTCTCTAGTTACAGATTCTATTGTAGGTGTTGCTAGAAAACTTCACTCTTTTGTAGATCTTGAAGGTAATAGATATGTTGCAATAGGCACAGATAAATTTTTACTTATATACTTTGAAGGTAGATTGTATGATGTTACACCACTTGCAACTACAATATCAAGCGCAACATTTACATCAACAGGTAGTGTAACAATTACTATTACTACATCTGCAGATCATGGTTTAGAAATAGGGGACATAGTATTATTCGATAGTGTAACACTACCATCAGGTACAGGTAAATCTGCATCTGACTTTGAAGATAAATCTTTTCAAATCCTAACAGTTCCAACATCAAAAACATTTACTGTTAATTTTACCAGTACAGTTACTGCTGCATCTGGTGGAAGCATAGATCTAAAACCGTATGAAAAAGTAGGACCCTCCGCTCAGTCTTACGGTTATGGATTTGGTATTGGTAATTATGGTGGTACTGTAACCGGTGTTATTTCAACAACTTTAAACGGATCGTTGGGCGCAAACACTACAGGAACGGGCGGAGGGGCTACTGTCACATTAACATCTACCACTGGTTTTCCAACAGGCGGTGGAACAGTAGCAGTTGCAAATGAGTTAATCACATACACAGGTATTAGTTCAAATGATTTAACAGGTATCACTAGAGGAGCGTTAGGTACAGCAACGTTTGGTACATCTAACGGACAAGCTCACAGCAGTGGTGCAACGGTAACAAACGCTACAACGTTTGCTGGATATGGTAACGCTGTAAATGCTGCAACGGTTACACTAGAGCCAGGACTTTGGTCACTAGATAACTTTGGACAAGTTCTTATAGCAACGATTGCAAATGGTAAAACATTTACATGGGATGCATCTATCACAGCTAAATTTACAACAAGAGCATCAACTACAACATCTGGTTTTGCAACAGGAAATAATCCTACAGCATCAAGAGTTACAATAGTTTCACCAACAACAAGACACTTAATACATCTTGGAACAGAAACAACCATTGGCACATCAACAACACAAGACGATATGTTTATAAGATTCTCTGATCAAGAAGATATCAACACTTACGCACCATCTGCAATAAATACTGCAGGAACTTTAAGACTACAAGATGGTACAAAAATTATGGGTGCTATAAAAGCAAAAGAAGTTATTTTAGTTTGGACCGATAATGCTTTGTATACAATGAAATTTATTGGTTCTCCTTTTACATTTGGTTTAGAACAGGTTGGTACAAACTGTGGATTGATAGGTAAGAATGCAGTGGTAGAAATAGATGGAGCTGCGTTCTGGTTAAGTCCAAAAGGTTTCTTTTTATTTGATGGTACTGTTAAATCTATACCATGTACTGTTGAGGATTTTGTTTATGATAACTTTGATACTACAAAAGGACAACAAGTATCTGCAGGATTAAATAATCTATTTACAGAAATAGTCTGGTCTTATCCAGCACAAGGATCTACATTCAACGATAAATATGTAGTATTTAATTATGCAGAATCAGCAGGTGTACCTGGTGGTGTATGGTATACAGGAACAGAGGCAAGAACAAGTTGGATGGATGCAACAATATATAAAAATCCTTTTGCAACTAAATATAATAGTTCTGCGTCAGGAACTTTTCCAGAAATTATAGGTGAGTCTGGTTTAGGTCAAAGTATTTTATTTGAACACGAAGTAGGGACAGATCAAATTAATCCAGATGGTACAACTACAACAGTTCCATCTTTTATAGCGTCCTATGATATAGACTTAGAGTCAAGATCAAGAAATGCACAAGGTAAAGCATCTGGACCAAAAGTTGCTGGTGAAGTATTTTTAGCCATGAGAAGATTTATACCAGATTTTAAAACACTACAAGGCAATGCAAAAGTTAGTTTAAATGTAAAAAGATATCCACAACAAACAGAAGTACAAACTGCACTAAGTCCTTTTACTATAACATCTAGCACAGATAAAAAAGACACAAGAGCAAGAGGTAGGTTTGTAAGTGTTAAAATAGAAAACGATGCAGTCAATGAGTCTTGGAGATTTGGAACATTGAGATTAGATTTACAACCAGATGGGAGACGTTAATGCCAAAGATTAATGTAAGAATACCAGAACCAAA